TATACAAAAGGCTAATGTGCCTGCGTTGCGTCCTGAAACCGCTGACGCATTGATGACGCTATTACCTGTATCAAGCGGAACAAATAAGGCAGCGATGGCTGCTGGACGGGCAGGAGAACAGTTGGCAGAGAAGTATGTGCCGCAGATCATGGAGCGCGGCGGTATGCCTGCTGGGTTGCTTCAAGACTTGGCTCAAGGGTCGAGAAGCTACGCATACAGACCATCTACGCCGCTAAAACCTGATCCGTCATTAGGAACCAGATTTGAGCGAGAGTTTCTTGGAGGGTTGGCAGATAAAACGCCGATAAAAATAGAAGATTACAAGGGTGCAAGCATTATGCTTATGCCTTGGGATAGCACAAGCAGAAATTTCAAAATCACAGGAATATCTGATGAGGTACTTGCTAACCCAGTAATAACTCACGGCGGTCAAGACTATGCGCGTGATATTGAGCATATAAACCAGCAAATTGCTGGCGCATCAAATCTTGGAATTGCAAAAAGAATAAAAGATAGAGATGCGATGGCTAGGATTGAAAACATCAATGCAGGTGGTACTGGAGAAATATTGCATCTGCCCGTAACAATGGGAGAGGGTGCTGAAAACTTTTCGGTGATGCCTGTTGAGGTTTTGTTAAATTTTGCAGATAAAGCCAATTTATCAAAAAACGACATTAAGGTATTTGATGAAAGCGTAAGAAACTACAAGGTATTTAAAGGAACTGGCGAAAACAGAAAAGTAACTCAGCCATTCAAAAACTTTAAAGGAATAATGTCAGAAGAAGGAAGGGTGCAAATGTACTCAGGAGAGGGTCTTGATGGCACTCCGGGTGAATTGCGTAAGGCTATTGTTGATCGCTTCTATATGAAGGGCAATCAAGAAAAGTTTGGATTTAATGCGGAAGATGTTAGCGCAGCCTTGACTGACGAAGCATTGCTAAATGTTCCAAAAGGATATGCTGGAAATACTGTAATACTTTCAGACCCAAGTGGTATGCATTTGCTGCCATCAGCAAATAGAACATATAACACAAACTTTACAGGCCAATATCAAGGCACTTTAGGGCATAGCATACCAGCAGAAATTTTGATGCCTGAATCATTTGGATTGCTAGGTAAGGAGTTCGCAGGAAAAACAGGAGACATTAGAAATATGATTCTTGGCGCTTTAGAAAAGCGAAAAGAAGGCGTTTCTGAAATGATTGACGATAAGCTGATTGAAAAATATTACAAGTATGTTGAAGATCAAAAAAGAAAAGGATTGTTAGACTGAGTAATTAAGAGACAACGCCAAAGATTGAAGTCTTAAAATTGCATCTTCAACAAATTCTAAAAATTCATCAGAATTTAATACCAACGCTTCATCATCTAACTCAATATCAATTACTTCTTTAGATTCTTTATTGATTATGATTTTCATAAAATTCTCCTGTTGCAAGGATATATTCTCATATTTGTGATAAAGTTGTCTAATTGAAAAAAGCTATGAACAACCCAATAGGGATTCAAAATGGAAGAAGTTGAACAACCAAAACCAAGGGGCGGCGCTAGAGAGGGCGCTGGTCGTCCGAAGGGTAGCCTTGACAAAGGCAATGCCCAAATCCGTGAAATGATCGTTACCGCCCTCAACAATGTTGGCGGCGTTGAGTACCTCGAAAAGAAAGCAGAGACACATCCTCAAGCGTTTTTATCGCTCATTGGCAAAGTCATGCCTACTCAGGTCACAGGCGTTGACGGTAAGGACATCAATGTTTCGATCAAATGGATGAAGTCATAGAAATCCCCTACGCGCCAAGGGATCAGCAGATTCAAATCCACGAACTGCTTGAGTCAAAGCGTTTCTGCGTAGTCGTTGCCCACAGGCGCATGGGCAAGACGGTTTCAGCGATTAATCATCTCATCAAGGACGCAATCCTTAACGACAAGGAAGCGCCTGTATATGCGTACATAGCCCCTACCTACGGGCAGGCAAAGCGCGTTGCTTGGGATTACCTGCTGAAGTACACCAGACCGCTTGGCGGCAAGCAAAACATCTCCGAGTTAAGGGTGGACTTCTGGGGCAGGCGCATCCAGCTTTACGGCTCAGACAACCCTGAGACATTGCGCGGTCAATACTTTGATGGCGTGATTCTGGATGAGATTGGCGACCAAAACCCCAAAATCTGGACAGACATCATTCGTCCGGCACTAGCCGACCGGATGGGCTGGTGTTTGTTTATTGGAACCCCAAAGGGTCATAACCACTTTAAGCAATTGCGCGACAGGGCAAGGACAGAAGAAAACTGGGGGCTGATTGAGTTCAAGGCATCGGAAACCGGGATTGTCAATCCGCAAGAACTTGCCGCAGCCAGAAACGAAATGGGCGATGACAAATATCGCCAAGAGTTTGAATGTTCATTTGATGCGGCGGTTGAGGGTTCTTACTACGGCAAGATTCTGAATGACCTAGAAAACCAAAACAGGTTTGGCGAGATTCCAAGGGATGATCTTTGCAGGACATTTACCGCTTGGGACTTGGGCATCGGTGACTCGACTTCAATATGGGTTGCTCAATTGATCGGGCAGGAAATCAGGCTAATTGATTACTACGAAAATCACGGCGTTGGGCTTGATAACTATGTCAAGTGGATTGTCGATAATGACTATTCCAAGGCTACCCACATCCTGCCGCATGACGTTCAGGTGCGTGAATTGGGGTCAGGCAAAAGCAGGCTAGAAACGCTTGAGGCTGCTGGTTTGCAGGTCAAGGTAGCGCCCAGAATGAGCGTTGATGACGGGATTCAGGCGGTCAGGCGTATATTGCCCCGGTGCTGGTTTAAGGTTCCAAACACAGAAATTGGGCTAAATTGCCTCAAAAACTATCGCCGGGATTTTGACGAAAACCGCAAAATCTTCTATGAGCGCCCATTGCATGATTGGTCTAGCCACGGCGCTGACGCATTTAGATACCTAGCAATTGGCTTGGATGAGCATAATTCATCTTGGTCAAAACCGATTAACCAAACTCCAAAATGGGTGATTTAATGTTCCTGATTCCACAGGGTCAAAACCCAAACCAAAAGATTGCTATCCTCGAAAAGCGGGTAGAGTATTTGGAAAAAACCTTGTTGGGCTTACAATCCGAACAAAAGCCCCGTATTGGACGGCCTCCTAAAAAGGTGCAGAATGAGCCAAATCAGCCTGAAATCAGCAATACAAGCAGCGATTGACGATTCAATCGGGTACGTTGAAAGCGAAACCGTTGATGCGCGGAAAACCGCGCTGCAATACTATTTGCGCCAGCCATTGGGCAATGAGGTCGAGGGCCGCAGCCAAGTTGTAACGGGTGAGGTGGCAGAAGCCATTGATGGCGCATTGCCAGCCTTGCTGCGTATCTTTACCGGGTCGGATCATGTCGTTACCGCTAACCCGACAGGCCCCGGTGACGAAGCTGGCGCAAAGCAGGCAACCGATTATTTGAACTACATCTTTCTAAAAGATAACCCCGGCGTGACCATCATGCGGGATTGGTTCTTTGATGCCTTGCTGCAAAAGAACGGCATCGTTAAAGCGTACTGGGAGGACAAGGAAGATATTTCGAGAGAGGAATACGAAGGTCTGACCGATGACGAAATGGCGATGATGTTGCAGGACGAGGAAATCGAAGTCGTTTCCCAAAATGTTCGTCAGATTCCCGTGGTTGACGCATCTACCGCAGACACAATTAAGGCTGCTGGAGGAGTTGTACCGACTATCAATCTCAACGATGTCAAGGTCAAGAAACGCAAAAACTCTGGCAAGGTTGTCATTGAGAATGTACCGCCAGAGGAGTTTTTGATCTCCAAGCAGGGCGTAGCGATTCGCGGCTCACGCGCTGCACCATTCTGCGCTCACAGGCGGCAGATTCGCAGAAGCGACTTGATCGCAATGGGCTTTGACAAGAACATTGTCGATTCCCTGCCAAGCGGCGATGCGCTTGCCTACACGCCAGAGCGTGTAGTGCGGTTCTCTCCCGGCGAACAGCCATACGATGTGCAATCTCAAGAGATGGCGCTGCAAGAGGTCGAGGTCTTTGAGTGCTACATCCTGCACGATGAGAACGATGACGGTATCGCCGAATTACGTCAGGTGTTCTATGCAGGCAATGAGATTCTGAGCAATGAGGAATGTGACTACATCCCGTTCTATTCAATCTGCCCTATTCCGATTCCGCACAAGTTCTTTGGCAACTCTCTGGCTGACAGGACTACCGACCTGCAACTGATTAAAACCACAGTAACACGGCAGATGCTGGACAATCTGTACCTGACCAACGATGCTCGGACTTGGGCTGTTGACGGTCAGGTGAACCTTGATGATCTGCTGACATCTACCGCTGGCGGCGTTATTCGCGTCAAGTCTCCGCAGGCAATCGGGCAGTTGGCGGTGCAAAACGTATCCGGTCAATCATTCCCGATGCTGCAATATCTTGACCAAGTGCAGCAAAAACGCACAGGTGTCACGGAACTTTCTCAGGGTCTAGATGCCAATATCCTGCAAAACGTCACGGCGGCGGCTGTTGCCTCAATGCAGCAGGCAGGCGCTGGCAAGATTGAACTGATTGCCCGACTATTCGCTGAAGGCGGCGTTAAAGAGTTGTTTGATGGAATCCTGCATCTGGTGACGAAGTACCAGAACAAGGAGCGCATCCTGCGTCTGCGTGGTCAGTATGTGTCGGTTGACCCAAGGACTTGGAGCAACCAATATGACCTATCGATCAATGTTGGACTCGGCAACGGAAACCGTGACCAGCAGCTTGCCATGCTCCAGATGGTCATTGCCAAGCAGGAGCAGATGCTATCGCAGTTTGGCCCAGCGAACCCGCTGGTGTCGCTAGGTCAGTACCGCAATACGCTTGGGCGCTTCATTGAGGCGGCAGGCTTTAAGGACTCTGCCGAGTTCTTCAAGCAGATTACGCCTGAGATGGATCAGCAATTGCAGAATCCACCTCCGCAGCAACCGCAAATGTCGCCAGAGGCGCAGGCGGTCATGGCTCAGACTCAGGCAAACATTCAGGCACAACAGGCTAAAACTCAAGCCGACATCCAAGCCCAACAAGCCAAGATGCAGGCTGAATTGCAGCTTGAGCGTGAAAAGGCTGCGCTTGAGTTACAACTGATGCGCGAGAAGGAAACTGCTAAATTGCAGCTTGAAATTGAGAAACTTCAGGCGCAAAATGCTTTGCGCCAGCGTGAGTTTGAGACTGAGGCGCAACTCAAGGCTATGAAAGTTGGAGCCGGAATTACCAGCAACGTGGAGATACCGGGATGAATTATCAAGATTTAATGGATATTCTCCAGAGGCGGCAGCTAAATTATTGGGCTGGCGTTCCTGTTGATGCTAATGCTCCATCTATTCAAGACATTGTTACCGCTATTCAAAGTCAGTATTCACCAACAATGTATGCGCCACAAATAGGCGGTGCTAATAGATTTGTTGGTGGTGGACAGATAGGGCAAACAGGGCAACCCAGTCAATTTGGCCCAATTGAAATAATGCCTCAATATGGAGCAATTGCTCAATCATTGCAACCGGGGTTTGTTCCGTCATCTTTTGACATAAATGTTTATAAAAATGTTAATCCTCAAACATTATCTGATGTAATTTCAACAATAGGAGATGGCGCTTCTACTGGCGGTGATGTTTCATCCGGTGGATCAAGTATAGGACAAGGTATCAATAGCAATCTTGCTGGATTTGGTCTTGGGTTGATGAGTTATGGAGCGATACCATTTGCTCCTTATGGTTCATTTGCAAGTTTGGCTGGAAATGCAATAACAGCAGCCCAAGCTGAAGCAATGGGAGAGGCTGCAAACGCTTTGGGAAGCTATGGGCCGGGAATTTCAGTAGTTTCTGATGCAAATGGTAATGTTTACGGCATTTCAAATGATGCCTCAATTGCTGCCGCAGATGCAGCTATGTTTGGTGGAGGCGGGGCTGCTGCGGCTGCTGCGGCTACTGCGGCTGCGGTAGCGGCGGCAGCGGCAGGACATTCAGATGCAGCAATTGGCGCGGCATCCCAAGCTGCTGCTAATGCCGTTGTTGGTGGTGCTAATGCTCAGGATGCCGCAGCCGCTGGAGCAAATGCGGCTATGTCAGCGGAAACAGGACTTTCTGCCGAAGGAATTGCCGCTGCTGATGCGGCTGCAAGTGCTTCTGCGCCTAGTGGTGGAGATAGCGGAATGTCAGATTCTGTATCTGCTGCTGCTGATGCGGCTGGAGATGCTTCTGCCCCTAGTGGCGGCGATAGCGGCGGCGGTGATGGCGGCGGCGGCGGCGGTGGCGGCGGCAAAATTGTTTGTACCGCAATGAATAATGCTTATGGGTTTGGATCGTTCCGCAATGCAATTTGGATTAAATACTCATCTCAGCACATGACAAAAGCGCATGAAATTGGATACCATACAATTTTCTTGCCGCTTATTTCTCTTGGATACCAAAAAAATATCAAATTTGTTCGTAAAACTCTTGAACATATTGCTAGGCACAGAACTGCTGATTTACGCGCAGAAATGCGTGAAACAAAACGCGATAAATTAGGACAAATATATAGATTTATTCTTGAACCAATTTGCTATTTAGTTGGAAAAGCTAAAGGATATTGATGGACAAACTAACCCTAGCTGAGTGGTCAATCAATCTTCTTGATGACGAATGTTTCATAAAAGTCATCAATGATTTGAAAAATCAGAACATTAGTGCTATATTAAACACTAATCTTGATGACATTGACGCAAGAGAAGATGCGTATAGAACCATCAAGACCATTGATTTGATCGTTGGACACTTGCGAAGCCTATCGGCTGAAAAGCAAATCCGAGAGAAGAAATGGAAGATTCTGTGAGGAAACTCACCCGCAGTCCAGACGGTTTCTGGCGATTTAGTGAGATTTAAAAATGGAAAACACCAACCCGCAAGGGAGTGAAAACCTAAATGTTAGTCAAGCCGCTTCTGCGTTTCTTGGTCTAATGGGTGACGATGGAGCCGATAAAGGCCAACCGGAGGAAATCCAAGCAGCCGAGGAAGTCGTGGAGGAATCTGCTGATTCTGACTCAGAGCCAGTTGAGGAAGAAGCACCAGAGCAAGAACAGAAGCCAAGGTACAAGGCTAAAGTTGGCGGCGAGGAAATCGAAGTTGAAATTGATGAGTTAATCAATGGATACCAGCGAAATTCTGACTACACAAAGAAATCTCAGGCTCTTGCCGAACAACGCAAGGCTGTTGAAGCCGAGCGAGTTCATCTTGAGCAGGTAAAACAGGAGCGACAGGCAT